GGCGGCCTGCCGGTATGCGTGCGGACAATGCCGCCAGCGCGGCTTGATGCACGGGATTATCCGGCACCACACGCGCCAGCACCCGCTCGCCCTCGGCAGGCTCGGGAATTACCAGCTTGTCACGCACCCAACTCTCCGGGATTTCAACGCCCACGTCCACCAGCTTAGGGATGGCTTCGGCCATTACCGCAATGTCCTCCGCCTCGCGCGTATCAAACTCAAATTTGGGTATGCGGTTCTGGTCGGTATTAGGATGGTTGATTTTCAGGTAGGGCAAGATAATCTGTTGGGTAATGGTCTGTGCCACTTGCTTGGCATCCGACACCAGCAAATCACGGCGCACCTCGTTGTGCACTTTGCCCAGCGCATTAGTGCTGCTTTTGCCGTCGGCTCCGCTGGTGAGCGTTTGCCCCAAAATCAGGCGCGCGGCGGATTTTTCGCACCAGTCGGCCATCTGCAAAAACGGGTTGCTGGTGGCAGTCGTGCCGCTGGCCGCTTGATGCAGCTCGACTTCCATGCCTTCGGGCATGATGCCCGCCGCGTTGTGGCCGATTTCGGCAACCGCGCGCAGCAGCGTGCGTTTTTCTGCCTCCGTTGCACCCGCCCCGTATTTGCCGATACGGATGGGCATGCCATAAAGCTCCAAAAACTCGGCAAAATCATGCACGGCGTAATGCTTAAACATATACAGCCATGCCAGCGTCCGAAATAAGCCGTTACGCGCCTGCTGCACGCTGCGCGATTTGTGGCTGTGCACAATCCAGCCCAGCGACCACAGCGGCTCGCCGTCTTGTTTGTCTTGCGATTTGAGCATCAGTTCGTCGTCTTTGCTCCATCTAAACCAGCTCTGCGGGCGGTGTACAAAGCGGGCGGGGGCATAGCGGCCGTCTGAAAAAGCCCACTCGATTTCCAGCGCGGCAAAGCCGTGGCCGACCGCATCCATCAGGTCGATAACCAAGTCCTCAAACTGTGTCAGGCCGTCTATCAGCTCAAAGGCCGCCTCGGCCAATTGCTCTTCGGCGGGCGTGGCATTGCGCGGCGGGGTAACGCGCCAATCCAGCGTCAGCAGCGCCCGTTTGCGCGTACCCATATTGGCGCCGATGTCGCTGTCGCGCTCTTCGATGTCGGCAAACAGCTCGTGTTGGGCGGTAATGTCGCCTGATTCTGCATCCTCAAACAGCGCGCGCATTTTGGCCGGCGTGATAAAGTTGGACGGGTGTTCCGCAATCACGCGCCCGGCAGCGGTGATTTGCGCCAAATCGGTCTGCAAGCCGTTTTCAGGCTTTTGCGGTTTGATTTTTTTGTCTTTTTTAGCCATTATCTAGCCCACATGCTTTTGGTGTTGTCATCATCAAGGTCGTCGTCAAAATCATCGTGTGTTTCAGACGGCCTCACGCTTTGCCACTCAATCGGCGCCGAGTTGGCCAACGCGCCCGCCCACAGCATCTGCACCGCATCGGGGCCGTCGTCATGGTCGGCCATCGGAAAATGCCTAAACTGCTGCCCCAGCGTGGTTTGCCCGGCATGCAGCAAAATCAGCCCGTTGGCCATGTGCGGCTGCAAGGTCTCAATGCGCAGCAGCTTGTCGGTAATCGGCTTAACCGCCCGGGCGGGCACGGGCAGGCCGCGCGCCGCGCTGCGCTTAACCAGCTCGTCTTTTAAAAATTCCTGAAACTGCACCGTCTCAATAAACCACAGTTTGCAGCGGTATTGTTGGTGCAGGCGGATCACATCCTCGATAATCAGATCGGGCAGGCGTTTTTTGATTTGCGCCTCCACGATATACAGCTTGCCGGTGCTGCGGTGGTAGCCGCCGACAATAATCGCACTCGGGTCACGGCTTGCGCCGGCCTTGCCCAACGACGGGTCGAGCGCGCCGAAGTAGATTAGATCGCCCGGCAACTCCGTCCAGTATTTGAGTGCAGACGCAAACGGTGCCGCATCGCCGCTGACCGGGTCGTTTTGATATTCGCTGTCAAATGTCGCATGGCCGTCACGCGCACGGATTTTCATCAGCGCGAGTACGCCACGCGCCGCCCAAGAAGTGACCGCGCCGCGCTCCATCTCGTCTTTGTTTGCCTGATAAAACGCCTCGGCCACCGTCTCGCCGTCGTTTCGGAAAAGTTCCTCCCAGCGGTCCCACAAATCCATGCGGTCGGGCCAGCGTTTCATCGCCTTAAACTTAATACCGTGCCAAAACGGGTTATTCAAAGTGCGGTTCAGCACGCTGTCGTAATGCAAAATCGTGCCGATATAAATCACATCGTATTTCTGACCGACACCGCCCAAAGGCAATACAGTCTTAGTCAGCCACGCATTGAGCTTGTCGCGCTGTTCCGGGTTGCGGACTTGCTCGTCATTCTCAATATCGTCCAATACGGTCAGGTCAGGACGGTAAGGGCCGTGACGCAAACCGCGCAGCTTTTTACCGCTACCGGCCACTTGTACCTTAACGTCATTGGCCGTCACAATCGTACCGGCCTGCCATACACGGCCTTGTCCGCATACTTCCGGGAAGTCGGTTTTCAGGCGCGGGTTAAACTCAAGTTCTGCCTTAATGGCCTCCAGCATCGGATACGCTTGGTCGATACTGTCCATTACGATGACCGCATAATGTTTTTGGCCTGTCACAATACACCACAGCGTAAACAACTGGGTAACCTGCGTCGATTTACCCTCGCCGCGCGGCGCACCCACCGCCTCATTTTCCCCCTTGGGGGAGCGGATAATCTCCGGCAGACGGCTGAATAAAAACGCATGCAGTTCGGATTTCTCAGGCGAGCGGATATAATGGGGGAAGTAGGTATTTACGAAATATTCGTAACCGCCTGCCGGGTCAAACACCTTGGCACGGCGTGCAGCAATAGCCTTTGGCGACGCATCGAAGCCGTCCACTTCCGCTTCGATGACTTGGCGCAGACTGGCGGCCAGTTCGGCAAGGGATTTGAGGAATTCTTTTGTTTTCATGAGGAATAATTTATGAACTGGTTAAATAGAGGTATTCAGGAAAAAATCTTACGAGTCTTAAGCGATAATTACCCAAACTGCCTAAAAGCAACCAAGGTATATAACTCTCTTTTCCCTAGTAGTTCTTTACCTATTACTTCTAACATCCCTGTTGATAAACAAGGATTGGACTTGGCATTGACCCTTGGTTGCGAAATTCACAGCCAACATCTAACAACTTTACAATCGGATGAATTCCAATATTTTTTTAAAAATATTTATTACCTAGAAGAATCTGGTTTAATTGAAATTACATCGATAGATGCTCTTCAAAAAAATTTTGACTGCAAGATTAATCATAAGGGGATAGACTTCCTTACTGATGACGGCGGTCTTTCTGCCATTCTTGGGGTTGTCACAGTCAAACTACACAGCGACACCATTCAGGCTTTAATTGCGGCAAAAATAGACCAAGCAGAGATTTCTGATTCAGAAAAAAGCTGGTTGAAAAAAGAATTAGGGAAAATCAAGGACACTGCATTAAGCACGCTTACAGCAAATGCCATTAATGCCATCCCTGCAGCTACCCTCGTCACACTTTTAAAATCAGCTATCGGCCTTTAACCAAACTTCTTCTCCACTTCTGCCCCAAACGGTTCCAATACCTCCACAAAGGCAGGCAAATGTTTAGGGTGTTTTTCTTGCACAAACGCCATCAAGAACTCAATCAATTCCAAAGCCGTCGCCAGTTTTGACGTTTCCGGCATTACGCGCGCATTGGCGGATACGGTTTTGGTAAACGCATCGGCCAGGCTGGCCAACAGCTTGGCGCGGTCGGACGGAGGCAAATCTTCGGTACTCGAATCCTGCAGCATCGTCATCGTGCTGTTGTACTGCACCATAAAACCGGCCAACATCGCACGGCTCAAGTCCTCAATACCGCCGCCGGCCAAAGTGTAGGCGGCGCGCATCTTATCCCAGTCGTCGCCTTTTTCCTTATCCGCACGTTTCCACGCACGCGCAGTGGCCTGCGGGATTTCGCACATCAAGGCCGCCGTTTCCAAAGTTTGCTCACCGCTCACATAGAGCCGGCGTAACTTTTCACGGATTTCTTGCGGGTGAGCCATAATTACAGTCCCATTTTCGCTTTAAGCAATTCCCAGCCGACCGTAATCACACCGCCGCCGAGTGCGCCGAATGTAATGGCCGTGCGTTTCGTGTCTTGGCGGATTTGTGCAATTTCCGCCTGCATTTCCTTCTGATTTTTCAGAGTTTGATCAGTCTTGTTTTCAATACGCGCCAAGGCTTCTAAAATCGGGTCGCTCATGATTTGTCCGCTTTCCTGTCTAATTTTTCATTCATTTTTTCAAGTTTGTTTTCGATGCGCTCCAAAGACGCCGCAATATTTTTTCGGTCGGCTTGGGCATCCTGCTTGGTGTGATAAGAGAGCTTGACATTGTGTAGCTCCTCTTTAAGGTCGTCGATGCGCTTGTCCGCCTCTTTCAGACGACCCGAAATGCCGTTGACCCAAAACCAAAACGCCGCCGTCAAGAGCGGCCAAATGGTTTTAAAACCAAATTCAAAGTCCATTTGCCCCCCTAAACCGGCACATCGCCGAATACGATACGGACGGAGTAGCCTTCGGGATGACGACTCGCCGCCTCGACCTTTTGGCCGTCAAAAAAGACTGAGTAATATTTACGCAAAATACCAATCACATCAGCAGGAGCGGTCGCGGAAAACTCCACACAAAAGGTCGTCTGAAAATCCTTATCCATGCGTACCGCGTACTCAATACCGGCCTTATCCAACAGGTCGGAAACATGGATGACAAACGGCTCTTGCTCGCGTGCGCGGCTCAGTCCCAGCTCTAAATCCGCATGGCGGCAGGCGACCGTACGTTGTACCAACTCACGATAAGTCGTCATCGCGCACCCTCCGAACTGTCAACTTCCGCTTGACTGTTGACCCAGTCGCGCCACGCCTGATTTTGGTTTTCAAGTTCGGCAACATAGCCGCCAAACTCAGCGGCGTGTTCGAGCAGCGTTGCCGTCTTACCGTCTTTCGGCGGACTCGGGCGCACCGGCGCAACCATCAACGCGGCAGGCGGTGTCGGCATGACCGCCTTTTCGACAACCTTAATTCCCGTAGCCGAGGGCGCGCTTGTAGAGCTGCAGGCCGTGATGGCCAAAGCCGTCAATACAACCGCTGCCTGCTTTTTGGCGGTCTTGAGTAAGCGCATTTTCGATTTCCTTTTTGTTTTGCGTTTTCAGGCGGCTTACTTCCGCCTGCTTTTGTGCCAAAGCCACACCGACGGCGTGCGCCTTGGCTTCAG